CTCCTCCAATATAGTTTTCATAGCTTCCAAGTCTTCTGCGCTGTAGCCCATCGCTTCAGCCAAATGTAAGTAGACCGACCAGGCGGCTTTAACCAAATTTGCAGGCAAAGTCTTGTCAAACGCTTTAATATCCCAAAAAACACCGTGATCTGCTCCTACTTTACCGTCCCAAGAAAGATACTCGCGCAATTTTTCCCAATCGTGGGAATGTGGGTTTAAACCAATAGCGCTTCTCACCTTGTACGGCATTGTACCAAGAGCATTCAAAATAGGGCTAAAGTATTTCATCGCGTTTGCCAAGTGAGGCAACTGATCAACCACAAACACGCGTGTACGAAAATCACGACATTTTTCTTTTTTCAAAGGCTCATCCTTCAATGCAGCGCGCAAAGTGTTAACCGTTCGCTCACCACGTCTCAAACGTTCGTCGTTCTCTTGTATGTATTTACGCATGTTCTCGTCCAACACATAAGGATGTTCGTCATTTTCAAGCCAGTCTTTCTTCAGTCTTGTTCTCAAAGGCGCTGGGCCTTTCCAATCAAAAGGTTTTGGCCCAGCGGAAGTGTTCCAATCCATTCCGTGCAACTTAGAATTTTCAATGCCATTACAAACCTCGTCAATCGTCAAAGGCCTACTCAAATGTGGGTTCTTTGTAGCGTACTCCTTAACGGAGTCCTTCAACTGCTCCACAATTTCGTTAACGGCACGGTCAATATGGTGTTGTGGAAACTTGTGTTCACACATTGACAATTCCTTCATGCAATTCACCCATGGAGACTTCAGTTCGTCGTCAACAATTCTTGCTCCGCCTGGCGGCACTGCAAATTTCTCCTCCGCTCCAAAAAATTCCAGAACTTGGCTCGCGAAAGGAGTCCTTCTCGTCTTAAATCTGCGCTTGCCCGTGCCAGGTAAACGTCCAATCACGTCCATAGGTACAGACTGGAAACCCTGTTGAGTCGCACAAAATTCATGGATATTCGTGTCAATCACGCTCTTTCCATGCAATTCTGAAGTCCGAGAACTGTCGACCACGGGAGTGTGGTATTGACCATGAAAATGTTCAACTATCTCGTCAATGTCGTCCTTGTCAACTCCCATATAAAAAGACTCGCGTCCTCTTCCGGCTACATGAAAACCCACAATGTGTGGATCTTTAGTGTCGCAAACCACAGGTCCGCCGCACCATCCATGTTCCGGTGTACGTGTTGAGTGACCAGTCCATCCAACGTAGTACTGTTTGCCCGCAATCGCATGCCTGAGCACCTTGCTGTCTGTGACCACGCCACTATTTCGACAACGAATCTCTTCACCTTTCCAGAAAACTGACGTTACAGAACTCTTGTGCACACAATGCTCAACACGGAAATATTTGGTCAAATCCTTAAACTCCCATAATCCCGTGCAATACACAGCTGCCAAATCCTTAGAAGGGCTGAAAACAGACAAGCTGGCCTCCGGGTCGACGTGTAGAGATCTTTCATTAATTTCTCCATTTTTCGTAGGTCTCGCGAAAGTCCATATTCCTCTTCCCAACTCCAGCGCACAATGCTTCGGTAGCAAAAGTATTCTGTTGTTAATGAAAAAACCGTTAGATTTGTAGACCATACCGTCACGTCGACATGTAATGCAGATTGTGTTCTTCTTAGCCAAATTGACGACGTGCTCAGTAAGCGCTGTCGACA